CGCCGTTCCTCCGGGAAATGATGGGGGCCGTGTACAAGGCCCTGGAGAAGCCGGACTCCCACCCGCGCCGGCTCGCCCGGCTGTACCCTCGTGAGCACGGGAAGTCCGAGACCGGCTCCCATGTGATCCCGTCCTGGGCGGCGCTCCGGGACCCGAACGTCAGGGTGCTCATCCTGATGGAGTCGGAGACGAAGGCGAAGGAGAAGCTCCGCCAATGCCGGAACACCATCCGCGACTGGGGCCCGAAGTTCGGCCGGCAGATCGATGAGGACAACGCGACGAACCTCACCCTCGAGCGGACGGCGAACCACGCCGAGCCTACCATCGCGGCCCGCGGGATGGACTCAAAAATCACGGGTGGCCACTACGACATCCTGATTTTTGACGACATCGTGAGCTGGCCGACGCAGCGGACGGAGACGCAGCGGGAGAAGCGATGGTCGCAGTTCCAGGACTACGCGCAGAACCTGGGGTCGGCCGGCGAGTCCGTGTACCTCGTCCTCGGGACCCGCAAGCATTCCGAGGACCTGTACAGCCGGCTCATGGATACGGCGGTGTGGGACGTCGAGGTCCGGAAGGCGATCGTCGACTACTCCATAATCGAGAACGGGGAGTACACGCTGACGACTGACCTGGGGAACAAGTACCGCGGTCACGAGCTCTCCGAGATCGACACCGACAACGAGACGGTGGTCGATATCGAGCCCGACCGTCACGTCGACACCCTGTGGCCCGAGCGGTGGCCCCTCGAGGACCTGATCGAGAAGCTCCTCACGGAGATGCAGTCCGAGGACGGGTCCAGCCTCGTGTTTAAGCGTGAGAACCAGAACGACCCGCGGGCGATGGAGGGGCAGGTCCTCAAGCAGGATATGCTCCACTACGCCTCGCCCGAGCAGGTCCCCGATCAGGGGCTCCGGTTCGTGGCCGGCGTCGACGTCGCGGTTGAGGACGACGCCGAGAAGGCGGCCCGCGGGGACTCCGACTGGTGGGCCGTCGCGGTGATGGCTGACCACCGGCCATCGGACACGACCTTCCTGGTCGAGCTCGAGCGCAAGCGCGGGGTGACGATGAAGCGGGCGCTCGGCTGGATACGGACCGTCCTGGACGGCGTCGAGCGGACGTACGGTCAGGACGTCAGCCGGGTGCTCGCCGAGAGTAACCAGGCGCAGCGATGGCTCGTCCAGGAGGCCCAGGACCAGAACCTCCGGTTCCACCGGACCTCATCGTCGGGGTCGAAGGAGGAGCGGATCATCTCGATGGCCTCCCGGTTCGAGGCGGGCCGGGTCAAGATCGTGGACCGCGGCCTCGAGGGAGACGTCGAACAGAAGGCGGCCCGGGAACGGAGCTCGCAGAAGTGGCAGTCGTTCACCGACGAGTGGGTGAGCTTCCCGACGGGGTCTCACGACGACCGCCTGGACAGTATCGAGATCGCCCTCCGCGGGATCAGCACCGAGGAGGTCAGCAGCAGCGAACACGACATGAGCGACCTACCAACATGACACCAGACCACCAGCCAGCGACGGGATATTGTCACGCATACGTACAAGTTTTAGAGGTATGGAGGAGGGCCCTGACGAAGGCGACGAGGAGCGGCAGGACCCGGACGACGACCGCGCCGGGGACCGCCGGGCGGCCATCGACCGGGCCGAGGGCTACCGGACCGAGGAGGGCGACTACGTTATCTTCAACTCGAAGAACCCGCTCGCCTGGATACTCTCATCCGTGTACGGCTACCCGCCCGACGCCGAGGTCGAGGCCGTCGACGGAGAGGATCAGGAGGGAGAGGGCCCGACCGAGTGAGACACTCCCGGGTATGAGTACAAAGTTACACTCAACGCGCCATCCATGAGCTCGTCACCAGACTCCCCGGTGCAGCGGCTCGGGACCGACAACGATGGTCGGACCGTCCTGCTCGACGGCTACGAGATCGCCCGGGCGACCAGAAAGTACCGCGACGAGCTCTTTCGTAACGAGTTCCCGCTGCTCATCCCCCGGTTTACCCTCAAGTGTGAGGACTGCGGGGCCGAGTACAGCGAGGACGTCGACGCCTGCATCGAGTGTACCCGCCGGTACATGATCGAGGAGGAGGTCGAGCAGGTCCCGCCGCGGGACCTCGACCAGATCGACCCGGATCACTACCAGGGCCGGCTCCGGGCCCCCGACCCCCAACAGAAGCGTGAGGCGGAACAACTGTTCGAGTCCGTCAACAAAGAGGGGCAGTCGCTGCGGGACCTGTACAAGCAGTGCGAGGACGATCACGCCCGGCTCGGCATCGGGATGCACGTCGTCAAGTGGGAGTACGCCATCGCCCGCGGGGACAGTAACGTGTTCGACCCCGGGCAGATTCTGTACCAGGAGGTCGATGAGCTCGTCCGGGCTGACCCGAAGCGGGTGGTCCCGGTGGTCGATGAGAACGGCCGCATCGGGAACTTCTGGTACGCCTGCCCCATCCACCGCCCGCCTCACGAGGAGCAGGTCGTACAGCAGGAGCCCGGCCACTGCCCCGAGTGTCACGCCGAGCTCCAGGAGGTGTTCTACGTCGAGAAGGAGTCCGGGAGCGCGGGGACCCGGAAGCCCGAGAAGTTCTACTTCGATCACGAGGTGGTCGACTGGGCGTTCTGGTATCCGCGCCTCAACGGGAAGGACGGCCTCTCGCCGGCTCACCACGTCTGGCTCAAACAGTCCATCCTCCACTGGATGGATATCTACGGCGCGGCCTTCTACGACCCCTCGAGCGACCGCTACCCTAACAAGTTCATGGTCGTCCACACGACGAACCCGGACACCTGGGAGCGGAACTTCTCGAAGGCCGAGGAGGACGCGAAGGAGAACCCGTACAGCCAGCAGATTATGATGAACGAGTACTCGTCTGAAAGTCAGTCGACGCCGGAGGTCCAGGTGGTCGACCTGATGAACGACGACCTACTCGGTCAGGACGACACGATCAAGAAGCGGTACAAGTCCGACATCCGTCAGCAGTGGGACGTTACTGACGTGTTCGACAGCGAGCTCGAGGACGCCGGCGGGCTCAACAACGAGGGGCTGCAGCTCGAGGTGACCGACCGCGGCATCGCCACCCGGCAGCACGACCTCACGACCGGGCCCCTGGATGAGCTCGCCAAGCTCCTGGGCATGACCGACTACCGGGTCGCGTTCATCCCGCCGCAGGATGAGGCCGTCCAGGACCGCCTCGACAAGGTGACCCTCGGGCAGGAGGCCGCGAACGCCGGCCTCGACGCCCGGTGGGAGGACGGCGAGGTCGATATCTCCGACGGCGACTTCGAGGAGCAGGACATGGGTGACGATGGCGGCGGCGGCTTCTTCTCCGAGGACGGTGACGAGGACGGGGGTGATCCGGAAGAACTGTTCGGGGATTTTAGCGACGGCGAGCTGGATGAGCTCGCCACCAAGCTGACGGAGGGGTACGAGCACATCGTGTGGGCCGAGGACGCTGACCAGAAGGCGAGCCCGTTTTGGGATGAGGATGAGCGGGTCCCGGTGTTCGTCCAGAAGGCCATCGAGGAGGTGATCGAGAAGTTCGACGTCGTGTACGACGGCCTCGAGGGGCTGACGCCGTCGCAGAACATGGCGCTCGAGAACCTCTTTAAGGAGAAGCTGACGCAGCCCCAGGGCTGGAGCCTCGGGTCGATCAGCGAGGACATCCAGGACATCCTCGGGGTGAGCGCGGACAAGGCCGAGACCTGGGCGCGGACGGAGTCGGCGCGTATCCTCAACACCACCCGGGAGAAGGCCTACGAGAAGAAGGGCGACACCGAGGACGCGCTGTTCAAGTGGGTCGGCCCGAGCGATCACCGCCGGACCGACGCCTGCGAGTGGCTCACGAAAAAGACCGAGGACGGGGTGACGATGGAGCGCCTCAAAGAGCTCGCCCAGGAGGCGTCTGACAAGTTCTTCCCCGACCTCAAGTACAGCGACGACTGGGTGATCCACCCGCACGAGCGGCATACGTTCGTGACGGCTCACAAGGCGAAGTTCGGGGCCGCGCCCGCGCCCGGGACCTTCGCTCCCGTACAGGCTTAAACATGAGTACAACCGAGAAGTTCAACGAATGGTACGAGCGGTTGAAGTCCCTCGTCTCCGGGGAGGACGGCGCGGCCCCGGGCGAGCGGAAAGGCGCGGAACTGGACTCCTGCGTGAGGCAGGTGAAAAACCAGGGTCACGATGAGGAGTCGGCGTACGCCATCTGCAACGCCTCCCTGAAGGCCGGCCTCGAGAAGGACGAGCGGTACGAGCTCCTGGACACGGCGAAGTCGATCACCGACTACCCGGGCGAGGTCCCCGGCGCGTTCGAGAAGCTGATCGACTACGCCGGCCTCGAGGTGAAGTCCGAGGAGGACCTGGAGCTCCCGAAGGTCTGCCGGAAGTGTGAGAACCGCACCCGGATCAAGGGCAACTTCATGTGCCCGGAGTGTCACCCTGACGTCGACCCGAAGGAGGACGACTACGAGCTCGTGGGCTCACCCGTCGAGGACAGCGGAAGCGATGGGGAGGAGGCCGAGAAGGCTGACGAGGAGGAGACCGGCCCGACCGAGACGCGGAAGGTGTACCTCGATCACGGGGTGAGCACCGCGCCCGACGACGCCACGGTCCGGGTGGACGACAAGGGCCTGTACTACGAGGAGGAAGTTGAGGCGGACCAAAAGGCCGACCCGATGGTGAACGGTCACGACCTCGACCCGGAGACCGGTGAGGGCATCTGCGAGAACACCGGGATGAAGATCGAGGCGGAGACGATGGGCGACCTCTCGGGTGACTGCCCGCACTGCGGGGAGGCCTTCTCGGTGTTCGACCAGAAGGCGGCCCTCGGGGTGCGCATGAAGGCCTACGGCGCGGAGGTGTTCCGGGTCCGGGCTCACCCTGACGACGACACCGAGTACGACGGTGACGTCCTCGGCATCGGCATCGACTTCCCCGAGTCCGACGTGTACGTCGACTGGCGGCGGGAGGCGTTCCCCGATGAGCTCGAGGACCCGCACGTCAGCATCTACGGGAGCCAGGAGGACCTCGAGCAGGCGACCGGCAACGTGATCGAGCCGCTGGCCTCACCGGAGACGCCCGTCGACGGCGACGGTGACGCTGACCAGAAGGCGGACATCCCTGACAACGCCGTATCGATCAGCGACCGGTCGGAGGCCCCGGACGACGCCCGGGTGATCCAGGGCGACCGGGGCGGGCTGTACTACGTCCCGGCCGGCGAGGACGACGGTGAGGATGAGGACGGCGACGGCGACGAGGAGGGTGACGGTGAGGGCGGCATCGAGCCCGGGACCGAAGTCGACGTCGGTGAGCTCGAGGAGGGCATGGAGGTCTCCGTGTTCGGGAAGCCGATGGAGGTCACGGCGATCAGTCACGAGGAGGGGCCGAACAACGACCAGACCGCCGTCGCGTTTGATAACCTCGAGGACGGGGAACAGCAGTTCTTCTTCGCCGACCTCCTGGAGGGCGAGATCGAGGCGAACGAGAACACGGACCTGCCCGCCCGGGACGATGGTGAGGCGGGTGACGGCGACCGGGACCTCTCGGAGCTCGCCGACGACCAGGGGCTCCTGGACGCTGACGACCTCGAGGCCGGGGATGAGGTGCTGATCCACGGCGACGAAGTGACGCTCGACGCGGTCGCCTCGGATGAGACCGGGACCGTCGTGCAGTTCGAGAAGAACGGGGAGGACTTCTTCCTGTACGAGGACATGATAGACATCGAAGCCCCGGGGTTCGAGGGCGAAGAAGGCGGCTCCACGGGGTCGAGCGACGGGGATTCCGGGGAGTCGGGTGACGGTGACACCGGCGGAGATGAGCCCCGGCTCGAGGAGGGTGAGCAGATCGAGTCCCCGTCGGGTGAGCCCGCGACGGTCACCGGGTACGACCCCGATACAAACGTGGTCGCCTACGAGACCGAGGACGGCGAGGAGATGCTGACCACCGCCGAGTCGGTCCTGGGCGATGAGGAGGACACCGGTGACGATGCCGACGCGGAGCTCGCGGATGAGCTCGGCGTGCAGTGGGCGAACACCGAGGGCCTGGACGACGATCAGGTCGACGCGGTCACCTCCGCGTTCGAGGAGTTCCGAGAGGACCAGGGGCTCGGGGACATGGCGGTCATGTCGGTGACGACCACCCCGCCGGACGACGTCGGCGCGGGGGCGGGCGCGAGCTTCACGCCGAACGAGCGTCGGCTGTACGTCAACCCCGACGGGCTGGACCCGGAAACGAAGCAGGAGGACTTCGAGGAGGGCTTCATCGCTACCGAGACCGTCGAGGGGACCATCCATCACGAGCTCGCTCACGCCCGCCACTTCGGAGAGGTGTTGAGCGACCCGGACCTCAACTGGCAGGAGCTCCAGGACCAGGACCTCTCCGATGAGGAGGCCGAGACGGTCAGCGATGAGGTGAGCTGGTACGCGTCGACGTCACCGACCGAGCTGGTCGCGGAGGTCAACTCGGGCATCCAAGAAGGTAAGGAGTACAGCGACGAAGTGATGGATATGTACGAGCGGTTCGGCGGCCCGGAGGTGAACCCATGAACGAAGAACGCCTCGAGGAGCTCCCCGACCGGTACGCGGTGGAGGCTAAGAACTTCCACGCCGGCATCGATCAACTGATCCTCGCCGATCAGAACATGAGCGAGGACGAGGCGTCTGACGAGTGAGCGGCCGGCGCTGACCGGTTCGTTTCGTTACCTGATTCTGCGGTATCAGATTCCCCGATTACATATTTTATCCTGGAAACTGATCCCGTGGTAAGCCGTCCGACCTGACCGGTCTCCCGGTGGTCTTACAGCGAGAAGTAAACCGTATGCCGCGATACGCTATTCGTCCCGGCGCTCGAGAAGCAGCGGGTCGACGTCGACGCCACGGGGGACCGGGCGCTCACCGAGCTCCATGAGCACCCGCCGGATGTGCTTACACCCGCCCGCCGGCTGGCGGTACTCGAAGTCCTTACAGGTGCAGACCCGCTGGACGACGTCGACGGTCCGCGGATAGCCTTCGTGGCTGTACACCGTGAACATCCCCGGGGCGTCCTTCACCGTGACGAGGTACTCCTCGGCGGCCCGCCGGTCCCGGTCGCTCACCTCCGCGCCGGAGGGGTCGCTGGTGGTCGCCATCTACGCCTCCACGGTCTCCTTCACCTCACCGCAGCCGTCGCAGTGGTTCTCCCACGTCGACGGGCCGACCTGCTGCTGCCTGATCGCGGTCCCGCAGTCGTCGCAGAAGCCGTCAATCTGCGCCCGCTCGTCAGCGGTGAGGTCGTCCGGGCTCCAGTCGACTACGAGGCCCTCCTCCCACATCGCCTGCAGGACGACCGGGGTGTACTTGCGGCCGTCGCCCGTCGGGGTGAGCGTCCCGTGGGGGCCCTCCGGCCGGAAGTCGTAGTGGCGGCGGTTGTCGTACCGGTCGATGGTCGTGACGCGGACGTGGCCCATCGCCAGGCGCTCAACTTCGACGGCCATCAGATAATCAGAGCTCCGTCCTCGGTCCGGCCGCGGGGGCCTTCCCAGTCGTTCTTGCAGCCGTGGTGGACGTAGGTATCGGTGGCCACCTCGGCCATGTGGATACGGTTCTCAACTTCACCGCACACCTCGCACGCCGTGTAAACTGATACTGCTGCCATAGCCTGTTACCCTCTATCCTATCGTTGCGCCGGGTACACCTTAAGCGTTGTCCTACGTGTTTAACGGCCAGCCACGAGGTACGGGCGCTAACTCCGCCGGTCGGCGTCTGTCGGCCCCGAATTCGGCCGAGCGACAGCGGGCCCACAGCGGCGCACAGTCGGCGCGAGTGCCCGAGGAGGTGGTCCGTGACCCATCACACCTGGAAAGAAATCAAACGGAAATGGCCTTCTCGGGGGCTGTCCCCCGCGAAAACCGGCGACTCGCACTTTTCGGGGGTTCGTTTCACGCCATCTCGCGGTGGTCCGTATTCGGCTGCCCCATCCTCGACGAGCCCGGTCTCCTTAAGGGTTGTCCCACGTGGTGAACCGTCAGGGAAAACCACGGCCAGGTATGCGTACAAAACTGACGTCCGCCCATGAAGGGTCTCCTGCGGAGTATCGCTCGCCGGGCGGATACCCTCGTCACGAAGGTCCTGGTCGGCGTGTTCGTCGGCAAGTTCGCCGGCGACCTCGCTGCCGCGTACCTCACCGCGGAGCTCGGGAAGTACCCGGGCCTGACCGCGGGGCTGGTCCTCGGGGCGCTGGTGTTCGTGATCGTCCCGCCGCTCGAGCGTCACCTCACGAAGGACAACGGTGAGGGGTAACTCGTGACTCGTCACGGGGGTACTCTCACCTATACGTACAAACCTACAAC